GAGATTGTTGTCTGTTGTGACAGCAAAAAATATTGGCGCCGTGATGTATTCCCGTTCTACAAGTCCAATCGCAAGAAGGATCGTGAAAAGTCCGAGTTTGATTGGAATCTCATCTTTGATACACTCGGTAAGATCCGTGCCGAGTTGAAAGATAATTTCCCATATCGTGTTCTTGAAGTCGAGGGTGCCGAGGCCGATGATATCATCGCCGTTCTGTCGGCTCGTAATGCGCCGAACGAAGAGGTACTTATTCTGTCCTCTGACAAAGATTTCGTCCAACTCCAGAAGTATGAAAATGTCACTCAATATTCTCCAATTCTCAAGCGTTACGTTAAGGCAGATGATCCACATCTATATGTTAAGGAGCATATTATTCGTGGTGATCGCGGCGATGGCATTCCAAACTTTCTGTCTGCGGACAATACCTTCGCTCTTGGCGAACGTCAGAAGGTCATAAATAGTAAGAAGCTGTCCGAATGGTTAAGCAAGACACCCGAAGAGTTTTGTATTAACGAGAGTATGCTTCGAGGTTATAAGCGCAATCAGATGCTGGTTGATTTGGACTATATTCCAGAAGCAATCAAACAACAGATCGTTGAAGCATACGAAACTACAAAGCCTGGTAATCGCCAAAAGATGTTCAACTATTTCATCGAAAAGCGTCTAGGGAATTTAATGGAAGTCATTGACGAGTTTTGAGGAAATTATGATTAAGAATATTCATGAAGTGTTTGAAGAACTAGAAGCTGCGCCACACAAAGACGCAGCCAAAGCCATTCTTTATTACAATATGACGCCAGGACTAAAAGGCGTTCTACGCGCCAATTTTCATCCTGGCATTAAGTTTGTGATTGATGATATACCTTCTTACCGAGAGAGTGATGCTCCTATCGGAATGGGACAAACATCTATTCACAAAGAAATCAATCGCGTTTATATCTTTGAACAGAATAATCCAAGAGTTGATCCTAACCTCACTCTTGAAAGGAAGAAACTTATCCTCATTCAAATTCTAGAGGGTCTAGAAGCGAAAGAGGCGAAGATTTTTGCTGATATGCTACTGAAACGTATCAAGGTAAAACATCTCAACAAGAAATTGATTGAAGAGGTTTTCCCAGATATCTTCTCATATTAATTGGAGTGCCTTATATCATGGTCTGTTTAACGAAGGAACGATCATGTCTAAGAAATCTAAACTTGCTAAACTACTGTCTGAAAAAGAACACTATGAATACGAAACAACGATTGAGGATTGTCAGAAATGGTTCAACATCCTCAATCGTGAACTATTCAACGAAACTCTCCCACAAGTCGATGAAATTGATATACGCTGGCGCCGCGGCGCTCATGCGTGGTACGATTATGATGAGAGAAATCCTGGCACAGGTACGGCCAAGTTGCTCATGAACAAGCGATATAAATCCAAACAGTTTTTTGTTGAAGTGTTAGCCCACGAAATGGTGCACCACTATCAATACATCTATAACGAAGAGATGGGTCACGGCTCTTCGTTCCTGAAATGGCGTGACAAGTTTAATCAGAAAGGTTTGAATCTCTCAAAGGTTTATTGACATGAAATACAAAAAGAACTATTACGGTACTCATGAAGATTATGATGATGAAGAATATGCGGAACTAAGAGCGGGGCAAAAGAGACGCCCGATCCGAAACTGGACAAAAGCATATGTCCAGAACCAGGATGAAGCGGACGTAATAGACGATTTTTACAGTAACAAGAAAAGTTACAGATGACGTAGCGTAAGCAGGTATGTGGCCAAAGCATACCTGCTATGCGTTTGTAAAGCTTGAATTTTTGACTGGTCGTACCCATATCTAGTCTATCAGTTAACAAGGAGACTTTCCAAATGGCTATCGCTTGGACCGAACAGCACAAGGGTTTCTATGATTCCCAGACCGACTGGGCTGGCTATGTGCTTGAAAAGAAACATGATACCAACTATCGTATCATGTCCGACGTTTGGGGTTCAGCCGACTGGGCAATCGTCTGGGATGAGGCTACCAGCTCTCCCAAGCACATCCTAGTCAATGTGTACGATATGAATGGACCCGACTGGAAACCCGTCCAAATCACGGTGGACGCGACCGACGAAATCCGCGAGAAATACAAGCAATACTTGATCAACTGTGAGTATCAAAACCTGCTGGATAAAGCCGAAGCTGCGGCTCGGCATATTGAGAAGGGTGCTGTCGCAAAGGTTGTACGCGGTAAGACTGGTAAGGGTACTATCGGGAAGGTTGTAGTGCAGATGATTGCAACCTACGGTATGGGATATCGCGCTTCCAGCGAATACAAGCTGGCTATCGCCACCTCTGACGTTAAGGTAAAGAAGCCCTTACGTTCGGGTAAGGTTGTCGAAGTCTATCAGGACGTGGTCTGGGTCTGGCAGCGTAACTGCGAACGGATCGACGTGGCAGAAATCAACCAGCATATGCTCTGGCTCGAGGCTGAGAAGCGGGTGCTACGTACCATCGCGGCTTAAGCCTACCCGCTCCAGCCGCTTCCTACCGCGTCCTCCACGATCCCAATAAAATCAAGCACTTAGCCACTCTAGCAATATCAATGACTTAGCCTATGCATCCAGCACATGTCGGTATGCAAAAAGAACATGGATCCGACACTTGAAATTCCGACTTGCCGTTCTTATCTATAGTATATGAGAGTGAGAAAGAAAGGTACCACCATGTCCAAGCGCACCAAGCGCGGTCTTGCCGAAAAGGCTCGTATCCACGAAATCCTGTACAAGCACCCGAATGCCAATATCCGCATCGCTGCCGACTTTCTGGCTGATGCGTTGTTCCAGGCTCGTAAGGGTGATGTTTCCGAGTTTATGACCGCCTTGTCGCTGGCTCAGCTTTTCGCTGAAAAAGTCGATTTCTGCAACCCCGAAAGGAATCTTCGCTAATGACTAAGGATCGCAAGACCGTTTCGATTGATGCGCTGTTGGATTATGCCAACGGCTATCTGTCTGCCGACTATCCCAACTGTGATGCGCCCGAGGAAATTGCGCGTCGGAACGGTCTGATTGACATGATCGAGGCTGCGCTCCATGCGGTCGGTCGTTATCGCGGTTATTCGTACCTCGATCAAAAGCAGATCACGCAGGGGAAGCCTGGCATTCGCTGGTTCGAGGACGGTTCCCATGCTTTCTTTAATACTGACAAGACCCGCAGGAGATATGCATGAGTGCTTATAAGGACTTTCTAATCGGTGTGGAAGAATTGGTCTGGTCGGCTCTGGAGAGGGGCTTTACTGATTTATATGGCATTCATGCCTACGTTCACATGTATGAGCCAGATGCCGACATATCAACCGTTTCGGCAATCTTAGATGAATTGCACCGAATGCATGAAATGCAACTTTTCGTTGCTTGACAATAATTGCCATATTTGCTAAGATTAACGAGTTAACTAAACAACACAGGAAAACACACACATGACTAAGACTGCTGCCCACTTTGTTGCCCTTGCTTTTCTCAAGTCCAAGGGCTCGGCTACTCCCGCAGAAATCAACGCCCACGTTGGTAAGGGTAACTATGCTGCCAAATATGTCTGTTATCTCAAGCTTGAGGGCTATGAGATTGAAGCCGTCAAGAACGGTAAGACTGTTGTAGAGTACAAGTTTATCTCCGACGGTGACTCGGCCACTCGCAACTATCAGTGGGTGCCGCCTGCACAGCGCAACGGTACCGCTGCTCCTAAGCAGAAGAAGACCAAGACTGCTGCAAAGCCGAAGGCGTCTAAGCCCGTCAAGGTGCGCCAGTCCAAGCAGACTGCTTCGGCGCCCGTCAAGAAGGCGGCTCGGAACGTTCTCAAGGACGCGGCTGACAAGCAGGCCGATGCTCTGCTGGCTGAACTTGGTATGAAGAATGCTGGTGAGTATGCTGGTGGCACCTACTCTGTTGATCCCGATTGGGATAGCATGGACGGCATCGATGTGGCTAACTTCCTCAAGTAAGGAGATGTAAATGCTTAGAGACAGAATGGAAGATAGCGCCGCGATGCTAGGCGCTATTCTTGGCACACTATTGATTGTAGCCATCGCACCACTAATCTATATGTGGGCATGGAATCAGTTGTTCGGGTCACTCCTGACAATTGAATATACATTTTGGAACTGGTTGGCTACTTTTGCTCTAACTGGTATCTTGACTTATCGAAAGGCAAAGTAATGTTTCGACGCCAACTTATGGCAGGGTTGACAGCCCTGCCTTTTCTTGCTATTGTAGCTAATGCAGCGGCAAAAAATCATGCTGTCTGGAAAGTGCCGCCTGGCGTAAGAAAGATCCGTGTTCGCTCATGGAGTCCAGATGGTGAACCTGATATTGATCGGACACTGAACGTCGAACCTGGCGAAGTGTTTCGTATTGATGCAATTGAGGATTAATAAAATGCTTTACACTAGAGAACAATTGATTAAAAAGTGTTTTACGGGATTTATGATGAATCAATTGGCAAACGTACATCCCGACGTTGCTTTTGGAATGATCATAGATACTGTTTTAGAAGAAGCCGCCAAGATAATTGAAGTTGAATGTCATGATGATATGACAAGAGAAGAGGAAGCGGCTACCATAAGAAAACTGAAAGATCCTAATCCTTCAGTTATTGAATTGATTAATACTTTTTGAGGATTAGATGAACATATTCGCAATTGATAAAGATCCAATCCAGTCTGCAATGTGGATGGTGGACAAGCATGTGGTCAAGATGATCATTGAGACAGCACAACTTTTGTCCACTGCTCATCGCATTCTAGACGGTAAAGAATTTATAGAACTTAAAAACAACCGCAGAGTTAAACGCTGGCGCTTGCCCGATGAGCGTGAAGTATATTTGTATTCGGCCACTCATGTAAATCATCCTTCGGCCGTGTGGTGTCGTGCGAAC